GACGGAACCGTTCGAACGCCTCGCCCTCGATGCCGTAGCGGCGGGCGAAGGCGTCATAGGTCGAGAACGCGATCGGCATTTCGCCACCCATCGCGCCATATTGCCGATCGTACCGAAGCACGTTCCATGCGTGGAAATAGAAGGCATGCCAGGCCTGCGGAGCAGCATCAGCCGGCGGCTTTTCAAACGGCCGGCGAAGCCATGCTTCCTCCGGGGTGGATTCCTTCGCGAGTTCGGCAATCCATTCCTGATCTTTTTCGGGAAGCGCCTTCCGGCCTAGTTGCCAGCGGAAGGCGCTGCGGAGTTTTTTGAGGCATCCGCGACGAACTCGACCTGCTTCTTGCCGACGCGGCCGGCACACCAGAAGACCATCGATCGAAGAACACGATGCTCTTCCGCCCCAAGGATGGTCGCCACGGCATCAGCCGAGTACGTGATGTCTAGCCCACGCCATCCAAGCAAAAGATGCTCGACCGCAAGCTTGCCCTCGATGCGCGCCGCAACGTCGGTTGGCACCTTGTCGTCGGGATAGTCGCGCTTCAGGCCCTCAAGAGCCGCCTGCCGAGCCGTGACATAGGCCGGGAAGTTGGTCGACCGCACATGGAAGGCAAGGCCCGGAAGTGGCGTGTTCTCCAGCGGACGATCCGGGTTGAGGCCGGGCCATTCCTTGGGCTCGATCCAAGCGCCGTCGCGCTCCGCCGACAGATCAGCGGACAAACTGCCGAGCTTGATCATTCGTCACCCGTCTTCTTGGCCGACAGGGATTCTATCCACGCGACCGGGACCGGCGCCGATGGGATGCCGGCCTTGAAACTCACTTCCGGGCCGGCGGGACCGAATGGCTTCCCCCGGAAATCCGAGGTCGGCGTGAAGGATTGCACCGCATCAGCGGCGGCGCGCAGCTTTTCGACAGGCCTTTTCGACATTATGCAGGATCCCTTGTGATCGAAATCGAGGCGCCCAAAGACGAATCGTAGAACGCCTGGAACGGAACATCGATGATGACGGCCTGGCCATTGCCGGGCACCGGCGGGCCACCGTCGAGGAACTTCGCCTTTGGGATGGAGAAGGCGTAGGAATTGCCGGCCGTGTCCTGAAGCGTGAACGAGATCGCCACGTCTTCGTGGTCGATGATGGCGGAGTACACCGCCAAGGTCTCGAACAGGATGCGCGCCGTTCCCGTGACTTCGAAGCGGCCAAGCCCGTGCGAATAAGGATAGTACTGGCCGATGACATCGTTGGCATAGATGTTGTTGGCGATGTTGAGGGTCAGCGACTGGATTTTCGGAGACGAACTCAACGTGGTCGAGGTCATCGACAGCGCGGCAACGTTCAGGCCGGCGTTGAAGACCTCCGTCAGCGTCGCTGCGGTATAGGTCGCGCCGGAGATGATCGCAGTCGTCGGCGTCGGGCTCGTGATGCCCATGACCCCCCAATTTGCCTGAACCGATTGGCGGGCATTCAATTGCAGCGAAAGCGTGTTGAAGCGAACCCCGGTGTAGCGGATGTAGGTGTCCGTGGTGCCCTGTTCGAACGTCGTTTCCAGTGTGCCGGCGGCATGGGTGACGCCGTTCTTCAGGACATCCGTTGCCCATGTTGAGGCGAACAGGCGGGAAAGCCAGGTGTCGTAGGTGCCATAGGACAGCAGCGTGTTGATGCTGCCCTGCACCATGCGCCCCACATCGACGATCGAGGCGACGTTTCTGTCTGCCCTGATTTCGTTCGGAATGTCGGTCTGCTTTGCCAAGCGAACGTCCATCGAGACGTAGCGCATGACCTGAAAAGCAGGGGTGGCCGGCGTGGTGCCGATCGTGACTTCCGAAATATCGGCAAGGCGGGTTTGACTGCCGTCAGCAACGGTCATGGCATGCTCCTATGGTGGTGGGGGTGCCGGTTGACGGCTCAGGGGATGGAAGTGATGTCGTATCGCCGCCACGAGATGGTAGCGGTCATGGCCCAATGGTTCGGAAAGTCCTGGCCCGGCTCGCCCGCGCCAATTGACATTTCCGTCATGTGCAAATTCCCGACCGCCTGCTCTCGGAAGAGATAGAGCAGATCGTTGGCATAGGTTCTGGCATCTCGGCTACCAGTCCCGTCGGGAACCATGACATGCATCCATGTCACGCCTGCCTCAATCCACATGTTGGAACCAGGGGCGCCGGCAGTATCCTGATTATAGAAGCTTCCGGAAATTTCTACGAAAACGAACGTCTCCTGAGTACCAATCTCAGGCAGCATCGGATTCTCGAAAACGACGCGCGTCGCTGTCCAATCATCCAACCGATCGGCAAATGCGTCGTAGGCGGTTGGGCTGCTCATAGGACGTTGATCACGATTGCGGGGTAAGTCAGGGCAGCGCCGGCGCCGCGACCCTTGCCGCGCCCGCCGCGCTTGAGATGGTAGGGTACACGCGGATCGATGCCGGCCTTGACGTTCAGGAAACGCGTCTCGAACCGGAAGGCTTCACGGAACCGGCCATTGAGCGCCACCTTGGACAGGTCGAAATGACGCTTCCCGGTCTTGTTCGCACCTACCTCGACCTTTCTTGTGAATGGGAGAGGGTTGAAAATGACGATCTCGCTATCGGCTGGAATGCCGCGGTAATCGGCGACCGGAACCTGATTGGCCAGGACGATGAACGACGATGCATAGCGGCCGGATTTGCGAGGGCTGCGCTTCTGGAGTTCCGCCAGCGCGGCATTGATGACCAGCGGCCAGTTGATGAATTCGTAGACGATCGGACCCGGCGCGCGGACCGTCTCTTCCGCAGCGCCCTGCCGGCCGTTGACGTATTTCTCGTATTCCGGCGAGGCGCCAGCCGAGATGGCCTTGGCGAGTTCCTGACGGGCAAACGAAGCGAGCGCCTTATTGATCGCCTCCGGTTCCAACCCTGTCGTAGCGAGACGCAGATCGCGCTCAAAAAATTCGAAGCCGGCCATCAGCCCGTCACCATCAGATCGATCCGGACAAGCGTGCCGTCGACATAGATCGGCTTCGGCAGTTCGATGTTGCGTTCCGGTCGGCCCTGAATCACGACCTTGTCACCCTTTTTCAGAGGGAGCAGATCATCCAATCCAGTAGGGCTGACGACAACCTTCGATCCGGTCATGTCGATCGGGCCGATGAGCTCTTCCGCTTTCACTGCGCGAACGCTGGCGCGGACTGTTACGTCCGTCTTTGGCCGAGGCGAGCCCGTAGGCGCGGTGTAGCGGCGCACGATGATATCCTCGCCGTGAGCCGTCAGTTGGCGCTCTAGCAGAGCTATAGCAGCCGCAGGCGTCATAGCGAGTAAACCCGCAGCGTCGACAGCAGGCTTTGCGCTGCCTTTCGTGCCGTGACACTGATCTTGTCTTGATCGAGGTAGGAGAATGCCCCAACGCCTTCGACAGTCTCCGAACGGACCCCGAAATTCTGCGAAGCCACACGAAGCATGTCCTGTACCATCGTGATGATTGCTTCCTTGGCCAGCTCCGGCACATTGCCCGTGCCGCCGTCCGCGACAGCCACACCGTTGTAACCGGCTTGGTAACGAATCTTCACGGCATCGGGAGCGCAATAGGTGGACGGGAACGAATATCCAGAGCCGAACCAAATCCTGTTTTGGATAACACGATAATCGGCCTCATCGACCGTCTGCTCAACCCCGGTGCTGTCAAGATACTTGATGGACTCTACCTCAATCACCGGCCCGAACGGCAGACAGAAATTGCGGCCGCAATCGAAGGCCGACGAGATCATTTCCAGCGTCTGCGGGCCAAGCGAACGGCCAAGCCACCCGGAAGGCCCGTCGATGTCCTCCGTCGCGGCATGGATCATGGCCTGCATACGTATGTCGCCATACGGGTGATCGCCCTCTATATCGGCGATCTGGACGATCGGTTCCGGAGGAACGACGACGTAAACGGTCATGGTCAGCCGCTGAACACGCCGCACTGGCCGGCGCCTTCAATCCGGCTGAACCGATAGGTGCCAGCGCCAGGCAGGATCACTTGCGGGACCTCCGCTGTCAGCCTGGCAAAAGGCCAGTAGACGCCGCCATCGTCCTTCAGCTTGATATAGACCTCGCCGCGTGGGGTGGCGGAGCTGCCTTTCAGCGAAACGGTAAGCTGCGCACCCGCCGCAATGACGACATCGGACGAATCTGCGGCGGCGGTGCCCACAGCCAGGATTTCAGTTGCCATTGTTCACCTCGACCAATCTGTTCGGATGTTTGGAATGATCGTAACGGGTCTCGACCTCGGCAGCCGTAGGCGGCGCGCGGTCGACCATCTCAATTCGGACACCACCGTCTTCGCGGGAGTGTAAAATCACGTCGGTGCAATCGTACCCATAAAGGCGATCGGCATCCGTTGCGCATGCATCCATCATGGATGAATTGTCGGGTATGGTTATCTCGATGCCGCGCGCCGCAGCGATACCGAGCCAGAATTCGCAGCAAGCCCGGCCCTGTTCAGCGTGGTGGGCATTCGGCATCGTGTAGTCGAGGCCAAACAGTGAAATCCGCTTAACCCCGATGTGAACCGCGTAGGCGATGGCATAGGCAGCCGTTGAATTGAAGTATGGCGCGCCACCATTGCCCTGGCCATTTCCGTTCAGGACATCCTCAAGCGGAAATTCCACCAGACCGGGATACCCGGCTCGAAGACGCGACGTATAGACTGGACCGGGATGATTTTTTAGCCATCGGACCATGGCGGCGATGTTGCTGTCTGGCTTCGCCTCGGCGCGGGCTTCCTGCACCAACAGATCATCCATGTGGAAGATGCGATCGCAGCGCAGAACGTCGCCTATGGCGTTGATGCCCCACACCTCGTCGCAATAGGCGGAAACACCGCCCAATCGCCGCGTGACTTCAAAGAACGTCGAACAGGACGGCCCCAAGCCGACAATGGCGACATGCGCCGGCACGGATGCCGACGCACTTTTTGCGGCCTGCACTTAAACGACCGGCTGGCGTTCGGGCTGGCCGAGTTCGATCACAGCGCCGACAATGGCGGTGGCCGTGCCGGTGCCGTAGAGGCGGATCTTCAGATACCGCTTGTTGCCGCGATAGCCGACGTTCTTGGTCGCAGCGGCGGTCAGCGTGATCGCCGACTCCGTGCCTACAAGATCGGTGTCCGCAACAGACGTGAACGAGTCGCCGGTTGCAGCCGCTTCATAAATGACCGGCGTGATCGTATCGGCAACCGATGCGCTGGCGCCGGACGAATATACGAACTCCACGGCGTCGTAGCCGCGACGATCGAGAATGGCAGAAAGCTTGCCGCCGGCGATACCGGAGGTTCCAACTGCCTGCGGCGTGATCGCAATCAGCCGCTTGATGTTGTTGTGCATGTCACGCATTGACGTGATCCTTTCGATGAAATTGGGTTGGGAATGGAGCCGGCGAGCGAAGGCCCGCCGGTCAATGCGATGATCAGGTGTTGAACTTCATGACTTTGATGGCTTCGAAGTTCACGACGCCGCCGCCGACGCGCTTGGTGGTGTAGAACTTCACGTACGGCTTGCTCGTCAGGTTGTCGCGAAGGACACGGATGCCCTGGCGGTCAACGATCTGATAGGCCGCGCCGAAGTCACCGAAGGCGAGCGACAGCGAGTCCGCAGCGAGGGTCGGCATGTCTTCCGCGCGGGTGATCGGATATCCGGCGAAGGATTCCGGATTGCCGAGCACGAGAGACGGCTGCCAGAGGAACTGGCCGGTCGTGTCCTTGAACTTGCGCATCTTCGTGATGACCGAACGCCGGGTCACAAAGCGCGAGTTCGGCAGGTAGGCCTGCTTCACCATGCCGATAAGGTCGAACACCTTGTCAGCGGGGAAAGACGCAGTTGCCGCGAAGTCCGCCGAGGCGCCCGACATGACATGGCCGATCGTGCCCCAGGTAACCCCGGAACCAGAATCAAGCGCGGTCGTGTAGGACGTGAAACCCCGGATTTTGGACGAACCGACGACAAATTCCGAGTTTTCAAAGCGCGCGAACTTGTCCGACACCTTGCCCGAAAGCCAGGCTTCAATGTCCACAGATGCGTCGTCAAGAAGCTGCTGCGTGGTCTTCGGCTCGGTATCGATCCAGTAGACCGGGATGCGCCACTTGCCGACCTGCGGCGTCGTGGTGTCCGATCCCTGCGCCTGCTCACCGGCATAACCGGCGCCGGCTTCGCCCAGGTCTTCGATGCCTTCCAGCGCATCCGTCGAGATCATCTGAACCGATGCGATCTGGCGAATGGGGGAGGTTTCGTAAACCTTCTTGACGATACGACCCGTGGTGTCCGGAGTGACGAAGTAGCCGCCGTCCGGATCGGAGCCGACCGAAAGCGTCTTCATTTCCTCGGAGGAAAGAAGGCGGTCGCCCTTGCGCAGATAGCGCGAATGAGCGGCAAGGTATGCTTCGTAGCCCTTTTCGTCCAGAGGCTCGAAACGCTCCTTCTTTTCGGCCGCATGAGCCTCAAGAATGATGTTGAGCGACTTGACCTCAAGCTCGCGCTTGCCGGCCTCGCCGTCCTTCTTGATGTTGAGGCGGTTGAACTTGAGTTCAAGCTCCTCGCGTTCCTTCTTTTCCGCAGCGAGTGCGGATTCGATGGCAGCCTTCGCCTCGACGGCCTTGTCGAGGGAAGCCTCGATCTTGATCAGTTTGTCGGCAGTCAGCGTGTCGTTTTTCTTCAGTTCTTCGTGCGTTGCCTTGAACGCCTCGAAAGCTTCACCCTGCTTATCCAGCAGGCCTTTGAATTCAGTCATGTCCATGGGGATTCTCCTTAACGGACCAAGAGTTGAGTGTTGCGACGGATCATGTCCGCCAGTTCAGCGCTCACCACACCGGCATCCCGCTCGGATCGGATAGCTTTGAAGCCGCCAGCCAAAAGGCCTTTGGCTTCCTTCGCGGAAAGCGCCGGCAACGTCCCGTTGATCAGCGCTTCCTCGAATTCTCGAATTGTCTGTATTTCCTCGGCAGCCTTCACGCCCGTAACGCGGGCGTTTTCGTTCATGCCGAAGGGCAAGAGGCTGATTTCCATCAGCCTGACCTCTTTCAGCATGCGCGCCTTGCGCCGACCGTAGTATGAATGGTCAACTGTCCGATAGCCGATCGACATTGCGTCGATAACGCCCTCTTTGAGGTCGATGTAGGCGTCTTTTCCGTCCTGCTTTTCCAGCAAGAGACGACCTTTGACGAACAGCCCCTTTTCGTCCTCGGAAATGTCGGTCCAGACGCCAATCCGCTTGCGCGAATCGTGGTCGGCGAACATCTTGACGCCCTTTGCGCCGCTGGCCTTGAGCGACTTGGCAAAAGCACCGGCAACGACGATATCGCCGCCAAGATCACGTTCGCCAAACGTCGAGGCATAGCCCTCGAAAAGGCCAGCATCGGTCAATCCCTTGACCTCTAGGGCAAAATCCAGCCTGTCCATATGATGTTCCTCGCTAGGCCGGGTTTGCCGGCGGCGGAGTGCCAGGCGTTGGCGCTGGCGGTTGAGGTAGCTTGTCGGCCTCGGGATCGTCGCTCAGATCCATGTCTTCAAAGCCACGGATGTCATTCTGAGTAAGCCAGCCCTTGCCGTTTCCGGCTCCTAAACCCTTGGCGTAGTACTCCGCGCGATCCTTCGCTGCACCGCGCATCAGGGCGTTCGGGTTCAGCTTTGTGTAAAAGCCTGCATTGCGCTGCTCTTCCGAGAGCAAATTTACGTCCGCGCTCTGCTCAATTCGCTGATACCAGGGCATGAGCGTATGAACGACATGCGCAAGGAACATCTGCTCCGCGCTGGCGTAGGTGGCAGCCTTGTCAGACTGACCAACCATGATGGGCATGACACGGAATCGGCGGCAAACGTCCTCGACCTGATGCTTGCGGGTTTCGATCAACTGCTGATCAACCGCGTTCATCGTGAATGGCGAATACGTCGCGCCGCGATCGCTTATTAGCGCCTTACCGCTCCGATCCCCGCCAATCGCGTGACGATCAATCCATTTGGACAGTTGTTCAAACTGTTCTGCCGTCAACTTGGTAGTTGCATCGCCAACCGACAGCAGTCCGGACGTGCGAGCCCCATTCTTTCGGAAGGCAAACCCGAATTACGACGTGAGCGTCAGCGGCGAATTCCTCCGGGCTCGCCAACGGGACGCCAAGATCAACCCGCGCAAGGTCGGCGTCTTCAAGACCAAGCACCTCAACATGTGGGTGCAGGCCAGAAACGCCTATTTCGATATCGAAAAGTGGCGTGAGGCAGCGAATCCAGAGCTAAAACTGGAGGATTTCAAGGGCAAGCCCTGTCGAATCGGGCTCGATCTGGCGTCGGTTGTCGATATCGCGGCCATGGAACTGACATTCGAGCATGAGGGCGGGTTTGCCCGGTTCGGACGGTACTATCTGCCGGAAGCTACCATCGAACTACCCGGAAACGAGCATTATCGCGGCTGGCGCGAGGTCGGGTGGATCACTCAGACCGATGGCGACATGATCGATTATGTCACCATTCGCGACGATATCCTCGGAATGGTCGACGCAGGCTATCTCATCGACGAAATCGCGTTCGATCCGCACCAGGCGCACATGATGATGGCCGAACTTCGGGACGAAGGCATTCCGGTCATCGAGGTCCGCCCGCTGGTGTTAAATTTCTCGCCGGCAATGAAGCAGATGGACGGGCTGATCCGTTCAAAGATGATCGCACATAACGGCGACCCGGTTTTTTCGTGGATGCTGTCCAACGTCGTCGCCAAGCCTGACGCGAAGGACAATGTTTATCCCCGAAAAGATCGCGAGCAGAACAAGATCGACGGACCGGTGGCACACATGATGGCGCTTGCTCGGT